ACATGCCCTTTTGGGGTACGCAATATGCCACAGGGCGGGGCGACCGCTCCGTTATGCCAAGGTGCGCGTGTATTTTTTTTGCGCACGCCGATTTTTTTTGTGTTAGGGATAGAAGCGGCTACCCCGCACCGTGACGAAGGAGCGGGAGGAGTAACAGCGGATAGCCCGCCGGTACGCTGAGTACCGGAACGCCCTAACCCATAGCCGACCCCATCGTGAACATGGAATACTTATACGGATACATATTCATACCAATAAACAGTGTATCAAAGGCATCTGTGCCATCAGTACGGTATTCCAACTTATCTTCTTCGCTTTCCGCTAATTTTTCGCCTGATTTGTCCTTAGAGAAGCCATTACTGTTGACTACCACGCCGGTGTGTCCTATAGCCATTAATAGCGCCTCATTATTATCTTTATTGAACATTGGAAATAAGTATTTCTGCCCCTTAAACGCTTGGTCTATCATGGTGTATTTTTCCTTGTGTTTTAAAGGATTGCCCGTGTGTACGCGCTGAATGTTCCACCCATTCTTATAAAATTGGTCGCAAATAACAGAAGCAAAGTCTTCATCACTTACAGCATAGTTGCTGCCTAAGGCTGTGTTATCATAGTAGTACACCACTTCCCGGGTTGGATGGTAGCGGTAGTACTCGCAGAAGTCATCCACCAGTTCGCGCAGCTTCCGCTCGTACTTTACATAAAAAGATTTTAGTACTCGCATCTTTGCCCCTTGTTGCTGAGCGACTACCAGCCAGTTGATATTCGCATTGTAGTCAAATGCAATGCAAAGGGGTTGCGTCTCGTCTATATCGCCGTCCTGCCGGCAGTCCATTTTTTCGGTTTTGCTGAAATCGTACTCCAGATTCAGCAGGTAGCTATTGTTGAACGCCGTATAGGTATGCAGGTTCTCGTTGTATGACGGATAGAAGCCGTCCATCAGGCGGGTGATGCGGCGGCAAAGGATAGATGTTTGGAATACCAGCGGAGTAAGGTCGCGTTTCATTTGGCGAATATACTTTTCGCCAAATATTTGAATATTTTCGATGCTGCTTAACTCCCGGTAGTAAGTGGCTACGCTCCGGAACTGCGCCAAGCGCAATTGATATTCACGCAGTAGCCGCTCTATGTGTGTGGTGCGTGCTTGTTGTTTGAGCAACCAAATTTCGTACACCAAGCCCTGAATGGTTTCAATCAGTTCGCTGTCCATTTGCTCCCGGTAGCGGAAGAACCACGAACCGCGCTTGGTAGTCGGCATGTCCGACACGATGAGCAAGCCGTGGTGGTAGGGACAGTGGCCAAAGTATTTTTTAATGCTACCATTTGCCGGCAACGTTTCGTCTTTCAGCTTTTCGAAATTGATGAACTTTGCTTCGTCCATCTTGATGTAGTCCAATGTGAGCGAGTTGGACGAGCCTTTTACGTCTTGGCTGATGATGTGTTGAATACTGCCGTTATACCACGACATTACATAGTCAAAACTTATCGGTTCAATGATTGGCTTTTTGAAACCTAAACGTTCAGGCGGCCGTTTGCCGATGACAAAATGTTTATCACGAATCCATCCTAAATCCCGGAGCGCAGCAACAGCGCCCGCTAAAGTTTTTGTAAGCGCCTGTTGGAAGGTAGCCGCGACAAATGCACCGGCGCTTCGCGGCATAGCGTGCACATCGCGCACCAAACGTGGCGCCATAATGCCGTGTGTCTTTCCAAAACGCCGGCCGGCAACAATAACCTCCGTATTCGCTGCCGTGAACATGGCTTCCAATTGCGCATCATTGAAGTAGATTTTATTCTTCTCGTTCATCAGACTGTACTTCCTCGTATGGTATTTCGATAATGTCTATTTCGTTAGCAAATTTTGTATATAAATCATTTATTCGCTGGCGAAGGTTGGGGAGGGGTTTAATTCCAATTACCGTCGGATCGGTAGTCGGTTCCCACACCGGCGGTACAATTTCATCGTAAGGTATCTGCCCGCCGTCGTCCATATCCAGCCGGTTGTTCTTGATCATGGCGGTGGCGATTTTGGATATCGCCGTTGCCTCTGCAGTTTGTCCTGCCTGTGCGGCTTTTGCGCCTTTTTCCAACAGCACATTAACGCGGTGCCTGTGCCACTCCTTCCCGGCATTGCGGACGTTGCCCAGCAGCAATTTGATGTTGGCAATATCTCTGTATGCCTGCGATTTGCTCAAATTGTAAGTATTCATCAGATAGTCCCGAATATCGACGTCGCTCGCCATCGGGTTGTCGAGCCAAAAGGTAAACGCATCGCGGTACCGGGTAGTTATTGCTTCGTCCTGTGCAGAGATATCTCCCGGCATCGGGTCGAACAGGGCGGTGTTGATACGGTCTATTGCGCTTTGTTTAGCCATTTTCTGATAATTTTTGTTTTGACAGGAAGTCCAGCATTGCCGATTCGGCTTGCGGCGATCCTTTCTGTGCAAATTGTAATGTTTGCTTCCGTAATTCTATTGTAGTCTTTAATTTACCACGATGGTAAGCCTTCGCCCTGTCGGTAATTATTCCTTTAATTTCGCGCCGGAGTTCCTGTACATCAATGTCCAACAGTACGGCAATTTCATCAACTGTCAGGAACAGCGCGGCGTACTCTTCAATCAAATCTGCTTCGGACTGCATTGGCTTTCATCTCTTGTAATTGTACTTTTAATGTTGTAATGTCATCGGTTTGCGTAGTAATATAGCCACATTCATAGCGATAGTTCATTGTAGCATTGGCGCTCATCAGCGCGGCAGCTGTGTAGTGGGCGCTTTCAAGCAAAATCATTTTGGCGTGTGTGTTGCACAGGTATATTTCGTCGGCTACCTCGTGTAGAAATAACAAATTGTGCCTATGCCGCTGGGCTATAGTTAAATCAAGTATCAATACCAGTCGCCCGATTTTACTTCGTTCTCGGAGCAACCGGCGGGCGAAAACTTCAGCCATAGCAAAAGAGCAGATGGTTAGTTCATCTGCTCTTTCGGCTTTAGTCAGCATTTCGCTGACTACTTCCCACGCACTTAGCTTACAAAGAAATGCCTGACTTTTCTGTGTTGAATCCAAGTTCGTGGAGTTTAGTAATAGTAGCTTCATCAAAATTCTGCCCGGCGGCAAGCATTAGATAAATCCTTTTTTGTAGTTCTTTACGCTTTACGTCATTGAGTTTTGCGACGTCAGTAGTCGTATAGCGTGAAATATACGTACGGTAAGCATTTATCTGTTGTGGTGATAGATTACCATTAGCAGCTGCTGCGTCATCACTGCCCGCATCTTTCGGAAGTTCACCGGTGGCTACCCAGTGGTCAATGGTCGCCCATCGCGCGGCAATGGCATCGTCCAGTGCGTCAATCTGCCCCCGCAACGCTTTGCGTTCGTCCTTATTCTTCGAAGCCGCCATAGCAGCATGAGCGCCGCGCATCACTTTGTAATCTTCTGTGTTTTGGTCGAATAGCGCCCGCAGTTCCTCCGGCAAGTCCTCGCGCTTAATGCTTCCATCGGTGTTAATCTTCACCCGTTCTTCCTTCGCTGGCTGAACAGTCGTTGTTCCTGTCGTCGTTGCTCTTTGTTTTTTTACTTTGGCAGCCACTTTGAAATGGTCAATGCCGGCAATCTTTTCGAGCTCGTAACGCAGCTTACTCATGGCAACACCGCCCTTGCGCTGAAAGTAGTGCAGCAAAGAGGCGTTTCTTGAATGCTTGGAAAATAGCAAGACACCGGCGTTGTAGTCCGGTGTTTTGCTATCCAGCCATTTTTTTACATCTTCCATATAAGATTATGGATTAGGTGTGAACACTCCGGTTTCACAATCCAGCGAACCGTCTTCCATCTTTATTTCGCCTTTGTAACCCGGCAGCGGTGTAACGTCGGGCGCCGACAGTTCGATGGTCAAACCTTTAGCGCTACCGGGAGCATCGCCGGAATCACCGGTAATGGTGTTTTCCACGTCATAGTCTTCACTGCCTATCACAGCGTAGCGCTTATTAGGCATAGGGATAACGAAAATACAATTTGCATTAATGGCTGATTTGGCCAGATTTCGGCCTTCATCATTAATGTCGGGATACTTGAGCGATCCTTTGTTTGTGAACATCTTACAGTCTTTTTCGCCCATCGCTTCAAAGTTTACTTTGCCTTTACCCTGTGTGGTATAAATGGTAAGCCAATACTTTCCGGGCTTCAGCACAAAGTCGCCTTCATAGTTGACATGCTCGCTAACGGTGGCAGCATCTTCATTCTTGATGGTTGGGAATGTTAAGATGTGTGATTTCGGGATCCAATACCCTATACTTTTGATGCCTGAGGGATTAACTGTACCTTCAGCCCATACAAGTGATTTAAATTCCATATTATTTTTAATTTAAAGATTAAAAAAATTACAACTATTCTTCC